TATTACAAATCAGCCTCCAATGAATGGGTGAAGAAAAAGTATGGTACTACTGCTTACGATAACCAGAAGGCTTTAGGTAATGCTATGTATGTTATGGAACAGATTGAGAAGTTGGAGCAGTATGTAGGTAAAAGTGGCAGATCAGCCGGATTGAATGACTATGCGCCGTCAATTCCTTCTGTGTCATCAAATGCTGCTACACAAAGCATTAAGGAAAGTGTGAATTACAACATCCAATTCGGAGGTCAAACCCTATCCCTTACAGGCGATGCAAGCCAAAAGGATGTAATGACCAATCTGGTAAATCAATTAAAAGGTATAGCGAAATCAACATGAAACTTATTCGCTTAGCAACATCAGAAACCGTCCCATTAGAGGACGGTTTTTTATGGTCTGATGAATTCTCCTGGAAGCCCATCGAACAAACTCAGGCTTATGCAATGGATGGCACTTTGCATATTCAGGAAGGCAAAAAGAAGTCGGGCCGACCAATTACCTTGCAACCGGCAAATCCGGAAATGGGCTGGATCAAATTGCGTGAATTACGGACTGTTCGAGAATGGTCCATGTTGCAGAACGAAGTTTTCAAACTGCAGTTTGAGCAACCACATGATAGCCGGCAATTCACCGTCAAATTTAACCACCAGGATGGGGCTTTAGAGGCCGCACCAGTAAAAGGAATTCCAGCGGTATCACTGGATGATTATTTTAATGTGACCTTGCGCTTTACGGAGTTAGACGATGGCGATTGAAACCAAGGATTTAGTGATTTACAAGTCTGAACGCTTGACTGATAACTCTGACGGCGGTGGTAAATATTCTGGTGTAGTAGTTCAGGACGGCATCAGTAACAACCTGTTCAATGATGTGTCTGAGATGGATCGAACCATGGGGGATGTCTCCATGCTCAAGATCTTTCCTGCTGTCACCACTGAAGACACTGATCTATTAATGGGTGCCACTGTTTTTGTATCTGAGCTACCAGAAGATCCAAACGTATCGGCATTGCTTTTCAGTACCAAAGACTGGACTGATGAACGCCAGTCTGCCCAGAACCGGGTGGAAAACTACTTGGCCAAAGGTGGTCAGATCGCCGGAACACCACTAGATACCCACTGGAAAGGTATGTCATCACTTCAGGTAGCTATGTTCCCGCAAGAGGTTGAGTCTTCTGTTGGGGACACTATTGTCTTGATTAGTGATGAAGGTAAAGCTTTAGAGCGTGAACAGTATGTACGTATTACTAAAGTTGAAACACGAACTGCTGTAATGGTGGTAGATAACAAGAGTGTCGAGTACAAAGTTGCTACTTACTCGCTAAATGATCCGCTTGAGATCGACTTTGTGGGTCTTTCGGCTCGGCAGTGGTATCAGGGTAACGCAGTATCCAAAACCATCATCCGCGATACGATTGTTGCAGATACCGGTCTGTATTACTCATCTACAGCACTGGCTTCTGATGCCAATGTTGGTGAATTTACAGTCAATGCCAAAAGTATCTTTGCTCAACTCATTCCATCAGCTCAGACAGAAACACCGATCATTGATGTGAATGCCGCCGGTGAAAGTGTGGTACTGGTGGCGGGTAATGAAGGTACGATCACGGTCAGTTATCCCAGCATGAATATTGGTGTCAGTCAGAACCTGTATATCGGCTCTGCGGTTATTCCATCAAGTGTAGCTTTCACGTTGCAAGGTCAGCAGATTACTGATCAGGGTGGTTTACTCAAGAATACGCAAGGCACTCAGGTTGGGACGATTGATTATCAGCGGGGATTAATTCAGTGGACTGCAGCAGCACCAGCTGGAACCGCAAGTCTGAATATCACATTTAAACCAGCAGCTGCACCGAATCAGTATTATCAGAGTCATGCGATTCCAGTGACTCAGAATAACCAGAGCACCAACTGGACTGGAGTGTTAATTCCTATTCCGGCACCTGGTGCACTGTCCATTTCCTACATGTCGCAAGGCAAGTTCTATGAACTTAAAGATGATGGCTCGGGGCAGTTAAAAGCTGCCAGTCCGTCTTTTGGTTCGGGCATGATCAATTATGAGACCGGTTCGTGGTTATTGACCACTGGCGCACTGCCGGATGTAGATACGCCGATCCTGCTGAACTGGGGTACACCGATTGTCACCTTCGTAAGATCAAATTTAACCGTGGAAAAAGCTGCATTTGATTTTGATTTAGGTCGACCAGGTGTTTTGCCGGGTATCACGATTAACTGGGCCCTAGAAGGTGAAGAGAAAACTGCGACCTCCAATGCTCAGGGCAAGTTTACCGGTGATGCCACAGGTGAAATTAATTATGCCACCGGGATTGGCAAGATCATTCCGAATAAGTTGCCACAGAAAGGCACGGTCTTTTCGGTAATCTATAACTACGGCACTTCACTTGAACAGACCAAAATGGATGTAACCCCTATAAACCAAAAGATGACGTTCACAATCGGGACAGGACCAGCGATTCAGCCAAATAGTGTTGAGTTAAAAATTCCACTTCGAAGCAATGAGGGGATTACAGGATCTGTAACCCTGACAGATGTGCCGGTGAATGCAACCATGGGGAATTTAGTGAATAGCCGTGGTCAAGTGCAAGGCACCATTATCTATGCCACTGGCGCAGTTGAAGTCACACCAAAAAGTACAGCGAGCAGATTTGTGCAAACCTTTACACCTATGGCCACTTATGCCGCAGCATAGAGAGGAAATATGTCTTTTTATTCTCCACAAACATCCAGTATTTCTGGTGAACAGGTTGAACTGAAAGCCTTTGGTGCTGTAGATGTTCAGATTAAATATCGTGATACATCAGGATCGAACTCGGCAACCCATATGGTGACGGCCAATAAGCTCAAACTGGATTTATCTTCTGGCTTTGATGAGCAGATCCTGACAGGTTCAGCTCGCTTCAAAGTGGGTGCTGATACCTTTCTGGATCGTACTGGCTTGCTGTATCGCAATGTGAATCCAGCCAATAATAGCGGGATTCAGTCGGGTGTTATTCAATACGGTACCGGGATCGTTGAAATTGATTCCTGGACACCGAATACAGATAACACGATTACCCTGGAATCCTTAACTACCACAACCGACTTGTTGCCAGTCAATAAGATCAGCTTTAGAACGCCAATCATGCCGATCCGGCCACAATCATTAACTGTGGTGGTGGGAACAATTGCATATGGCCAGCTGACATTAACCGCTGATGAAAATGGCGTGATTGAAACCAGTCGGGCGCATGGGCAGGTGAACTGGGATAATGGCTTTGTGACGATCTACTTCTACACCAAAACCAAAATCACAGAAGCCAACCGTGCGGAGATTGAGGCAAGCGACTGGTATGACCCGCTGCTAGAATACCAAGAAGGAGTGGATACCTATATCAATGTTCCGGTCTGGGTCGATGCTTCATCAGTGCGTTATAACGCAGTGGCCTACACCTACATTCCGCTAGATTCGGAAATCCTAGGTCTGTCTGCTACTCGATTACCGATTGATGGCCGTGTGCCGATCTTTCGTGTGGGTGGCATCGGGATTGTTAGCTCAAGTAAGTCTCAGGAATTACCAAGTGCGATTGCAGGTACCACATACAATCTAAATGATCAGCGGATCTCATGGGCAGAGCTTGAAGATGCCAATGGAACCAAAGTGCCTTTTGATTTGTACACGGTTAATTATGATTATGGTCGTGTGACGCTCGGTGGTGACTTTGTACTGGGTAATCTGATTGCACCGCTTAAAGTTAAATACCGCTATCAAGACATGGGCTTGATCCGTGATGTACAGATTAATGGTCAGCTAACATTCACCAAGCCTTTAACGCATAACTATGATGCAGTGGATACCATTGTCGGATCGGCGCTGGTAATTGGCGATATGCAGGCGCGTTATACCCGCAAGTTTGTGCAAGGTTCGTGGAGTAACGCCTGGGCAGATGAGCCAACGGGTAGCGGTATTTTAGCAAATTACAACGACTCGCTGTATCCACTTCAGGTCACCAATAAAGGTGCGATTCAAGAACGCTGGGCACTGGTATTTACCGGTGATCAATCATTCCGTTGTGTGGGTGAATATTCTGGCCAGATCGGTACTGGTACCACCAATGCAGATTATGCGCCGATCAATCCGGTCACGGGTGTACCGTACTTCATTATTAAAAAAGAAGGCTGGGGTACAGGGTGGGCCAATGGTAATGTCTTGCGCTTCAATACTATTGCTGCAAACTTCCCGGTATGGGTAATTCGTACAGTAAAGCAGTCTGAGCCAAGTGTAATGTCAGATCAATTTCAGATCATGTTGCGTGGCGATATTGACCGTGTTGTTTAATAAATCAATCAAATATGGCCGCGTAATGCGGTCTTTTTTATGGATGTAAAAAATGGTCGCAAGTACAGATATCAAATTTTATGTGCATACCAATAACAATGCACCGCAACTGCAAAATGCCTATGGTTCGATGATTAATGTGCTAGATGCCTGCCTGGTAAATGGGATCAATATTGGCACAATTTCATCACTCACAGCATCGGGATCAACGGTCACTGCGCTATTCAGCTCTGCACATAATTTAATGCAGTACCAAGTTATTAAGATTGCAGGTGCGGCACAAGCAGAGTTCAATGGTGAGCATCGTATTTTAACGATACCAAACTCAAGTTCACTCACATTTGAGTTAGCAACTGCGCCCAGTGTAACAACTGCCACAGGTGCAATTAGTGCGTCATTACCCCCGCTAGGTTGGGAGAAACCGTTCTCAAGCAGTAATCCGAATGGCGGTGGTAAAGCCGCATATCGTTCGACCAATTTGCTTTTACCAAGTCGCCCATTCTTACGTGTAGTTGATGAACTTGATCCAGTCTGGAATTCGAATTATGCAAAATATGCCAAGGTGGGTATTGTTGAAGATATGTCTGATATTGATACTTTGATTGGTGCACAGGTACCTTATGATACCGCAAACCCCAATAAAAACTGGCAAGGTACCGGGTCTGGCTCTTCCGCATATAACGGCTGGGCAAAATGGTACTATTCGCGTTATCAATTGGAAGGGGGAACTGCAGATCAAACCACCCCACCTAATGGAAACAAAACCTGGATTATTGTGGGGGATGGAGATTATTTCTATATCAGTAATATCACCTCAAGCAATGATAATGCAGCACATCTGCATGGGTTTGGCTGTTTTGATACATATGCTGAAACAGTGGATTTTGGAAACTGGATTCTATCGGCTAGTTATGCATATAAAAGAGCCGATGAGTATATCTATACTACTGATTATGGTGGACTGGGTTCAAGTCAGGCACCAAGCTATACCCTCTATGATTTAAGCTATAGCTCTAGCAACAAGGCAGTCTCTCTTTCCTCTACCGGACTTAAAGAAGGTGCAGTCAGATCCGGTAACTCGAATGATGTTGGATACAACATCAACACCCCGGTCATGTTTTTTCCAGTCTATTTACTTGAGGGTACAGTGCTTCGAGGTTCACTGAAAAACCTATACTGGCTTCGACAAGCCTTACCATTTACTAACCGGCAGCTCATTCAGCGAAAAGAAACAGTTTTCATTGCTGTTTCTGCAATCGTATACAACTCTTTTAGTGGACAGGTTATGATAAAAGTGGGGGAGATATGATCTTAAAATTTCTTATCGCTGGCAGGATTGATAGCCTGGCAGCTTTTACAGGTCCATTAAAAATTTCTGGAACAACCAGAGAATTGGGCCAACCCCGTCAGTCTCGAGTTGATCTATATAGCAAATCTGGGAAAAAACTGATTGCCACCACGATCTCAGATAGTCAGGGAAACTATGAATTTAAGGGATTAGCAGCGGATATGAAGTTCTTTGTGGTTAATCATCATCCCTTAAATACTTTTAATGCAGTCATTCAAGATAACGTGGTGCCAAAATGAGTAAAACTTCAGTTAAGGCAAAGCTTGCCATGATTCAAGCCTTTTCAGAATTTATGGATAGCGGTAGCCAAAGTGCTACCGTTATTTTTTATGAGGGCGTGCAGCCTGCAAACACAGCCGTTGCAGCCGATTCAAACAATGCTTTAGTCACTTTGGTATTTCCTGAACCTTGCATTAAAGAAACCACGCCAACTTATGTTGAATTACACCCAACTGATACAGGCTCGGTTATTAAGACTGGCACAGCTACATGGGCGCGTATTTTCAACGGTGCGGGTGAGGTGGCAGCAGATTTAACTGTGGGTGCTGACATCAGCTTAGCAAACACCAATTTAGTCGTGGGCGGCACGCTGTTTATCCAGTCCATCAAATTAAGACCTTAAATTGAAAGGGTGCTCATGTGGATTTTAAAAATAAGCTCGGCACCGTTGATGCTCACAACCTACACCTGAACTTTAAGCCAGATAATACCGACAGCCACAACATTATTCTGAATTTTGAGCATCTAGCCGATGGCTCAACCAATCTCAATTTTGGTGATGGTGTTACAGCTGTAATCGATTCAGTGCTTGATGCTGAGTTTTCATTTGAAGTCACCGCAGTTTATGCTGAGAGTGGTACAAATACTGCAGTTATAGATACGGTACTCGACACTGAATTCAACTTTGAAGTCACGGCTGTATTTAGCGAGAATACTGATGTCATTGGCCAGATTGATACGGTTTTAGACACCAGTTTTAGTTTTGAAGTCGAAGCGGTATTTAGTGAAAACCTGTGCACGATTGATACGGTTTTGGATACTGAAGTTCAATTTGAAGTTAAAGCTCTGTTTGATATTAATCATATTGTCGGAGTGTCTTACGGCTTTGATATGCGCTATCAGAAAGCCATCACGGCCTTGAGCGCTACAGAAATACCATGGGCAAAGCCTATTTTGAGAGTCTCAAATGAGGCTCTTTTTTATGAGCAGGGCTTGGTGATTTCCAATCAAGTGGATTTCTGGCATGAGCAGGCCGGATCATTAACCCGGGTGATTAGATCCTTTCATGAGCAAGCAACCGGTTTAAGTTCAGATGCATATGTGATTTGGGAAGAGGGTGATAAACGCTTTATTCATCAGCGTTACTTGCATGAAGAAACGGTCAAGTTGCGCCATAACCGGGAAACCGTTTGGCAAGAAATGATCCGCCGGCGCAAGACCTTTACTTATTCACATGAAGTGGCTCAGGCCTTTGAGCACCGCTTTTCATTTGAGTGGGATAAAGGTCTTGAGATTATTACCAAGTCAGATTTGCCCTGGGATCAAGCCAAAGCGATCCATTACCGCAAACATCCGGTTCAGCCTTGGCCAAAGCCGGAAATACCTAAATATGAGGGTACTGGTGATCTAAATTTTGCATGCCTGTGCCATGAAGTTGATTCACACAATATTGTTTTAAATTTTGGTGCAGATGACTGTATTCCAGCACTGCTAAAAAGGAACTGGTGGTATATCGTGAATGAATTATCAGCCGAGCGTTTAGATACCGGTGAGAAGATCCAAGTGATAGATGGCACCTATAGTACCAGCCGGTCGCAGTGGTGTTGGACTTACTCAATCACAGTGGCTCATACCGAGAAAGATAAACTACAGCCGATCGATGGGCAGCCATTGATTCTTAAAGTCATAATCAATGGCTTTGAGCATCATATTCTGCTTGAGGATCCAGAAGAAACTCGGCGCTTTGCCAGTGTTTTATACACTTACCCAGGTCGAAGTGTCACAGCCTTGAACTCAGACAAGTACTCACCTTCACGCTCATTTATTCAGGACAATGAGCGAACCTCTGTACAGCTGGTGCAAGCTGAACTAGACTGGGCTAATGCCGGCACAGTCTTGGATTGGAAACTGATTGATGAGTTAGGCTGGATCGTACCAACTGAAAGCCTGAGTTATGCAGAACTTGCGCCAATCGATGCAATAAAGCAGGTGGTTGATGCAGGTGGTGGCTTTATCTATAGCCAGAAAGCAGGTAATACACTGACTATCTTGCCAAGGTACCAGAGAGGCTACTGGGACACGATGACGGTGGATGACTACGATATTTTATTATCTGAAAGCCTGGTGATGCAGCAGAACATCAAGCAGAACGATGAATACATTGCTGACTTCAATGCCATCACCGTAGTGAATAGCCGTAGTGGTGAGAGCCTGAAAGTACAGCAGCGTGGTACTTCGGGTGATGTGCCGCTAGAGTCAGTCACTGGTCCTCTATTCAATGTGGTATCAGGTGCCAGCTATGGGAAGAATGCATTGGTGAAAGCCAATATTCAGGAACTGCACACATTCTCTGATATTCCGGTCAGTCAGGAAATTGGCGAAATGCTACCTGGTAAAACCATTGCTTTTAATGGTCAGTGGTGGGGTGTGATTGATTCAGTTTCAGGCAGCTTCTCACATGAAAAGGTGAATGAAACTATTACCGTGGAGCGTATCAGCCGTGAGTAATCCATTATTTGAATTGCGAAAGCTCTTGAATCCGACCCATGCAGAATATATTGGCACCATTACATCAGTGAAACATCCAGAATACCGGGTACAGATCGATGGTGGATCTGGTCCGGTACTATGTACTTCTGGTACTACATATAAATTAGGTGCCAGAGTATTTATCTCAAACCAGACGATTTTAAGGCCAGCACCATCTGGCCAACATTCAGAAATAGAAGTCTAAACTCAACCAAATAACAGCACCTTTTTAGGTGCTTTTTTATTACCAAAATTTAGGGGGCGCAATGTCCAACGACTATTCATCTGATCCACCAATAGCAACAGCAGGGCAGCTGCTTGCTATCTCAGACAAGATTAATGACATATCTAAAAATATGGACAAGTTGGCTGAGATGCCTCAAAAGCTTGACCGCATGAATATGCAGTTGGAGCAGCTTAATAAAGATCACCAGCAAACCAGAAGTGATTTGTCGCAGACTCGTGACAACCTTCAGGATGAACTGGATCGAACCAAGTCAAACTTTAAAGGGGAGATCAAGCAGATCAAGCAAGATATGGACGCACGATTGAAGGAGACAGATCTATCAATTCGCCTTCTCAATGAGAACAAGGCAAAAGGGGATACGATTGCAAAGATCGTTCATATTGGAGGGCCAATCCTGATTGGCGCCATTCTTACCTTATGGAGTACACAATCCTCTAAGACAGATGCTGCAACTTCCCAGTCTGCCAACAACAACCAAAGAATTGTCATGCTTGAAAAGCAGTCTGATCAAACCCTTCGTACTTTAGAAGAAATCCGCAACAAACTTTATGAACGCAGTAATGTGAGAGGAAATAATGAAATTAATTAATGAAAGCGTATGGAAGTTTGACTCAGTAAAATATGGCGCCTATATGGCGCTTTTTTTATCCTGTGTACATTTAGTTTTGCAGGAAGTCTATAACGCCAATGTCTTGCCTGAACCGTATCAAACGATTGCTTCATTGGGCTTGATGTTCTTGGCGGTGCTGATTGGCCGTAAAAAGGCTCAGCCAAATCTATCGCAATCTTTAGGTTTTGCCACTATCACGGCAGGACATAGCAATTCTGATCCTGGTGCAGTGAATGGCAAAATTAAAGAAGCTGATTTGGTGACTAATTTCAGGAATGCGGTTTCTTTTTATTTACGTGAGGCAGGCATTCAGGTCAAAAATGATGGTACCGGATCACAGAATGATCCGCTTTCATCGGCCATCAAGTTGATCAAAGGATCTAGTGTTGCGGTTGAATTCCATATGAATGCTGCGACTTCGAGACAAGCGAATGGAGTAGAGACAATTGCCTTGCCAAAAGATAAGAAATTGGCACAGGATCTATCTGCAGCTGTAGCAACTGCATTGGGCAGCCGATTACGTGGCGATAATGGCTGGATTGACCAATCTAAGTCAGCACGTGGCCGCTTGGCATACGTGAATGCTGGCGGTTTGATTGTGGAGCTTGGTTTTATTTCGAATGAAGCTGAGCTTGCAGCATACCAGGCACGTTATTGGATTGCAGCAAAAGCTGTGGCCAAAGTGCTGATTGAATATGAGGCCAGCAAATGAGCGAGTTTAAGAGAGTAAGTAATGTATTGCTGCAATCCAATGGTATTTACTTCATTGAATGTCCAGGATGCAAGACACTTCACCCCATACATGTTGGTGAGCAGCATCGTATCCGATGGGATTTTAATGGGAATGTGAATGCACCAACATTCACACCATCATTAATGGTGAACCAAGGCCATCCAAGCCAATGCCATTCATTTATCACAAATGGAAAGATTCAATTCTTATCGGATTGTCACCATGGTTTGGCAGGTCACACTGTTGACTTGTTACCAGTGGAAGAATTCTAATGTTAAAAAGCCCTCAAGTGAGGGCTTTGTTCATTCTTGCGGTCGAAGCTTCTTTATGCAAAAGATCTTTAAATCTTCATGCGACTCAATAGTTTTTTTTGCAATCTTATCAATTGCTTTTAAATAGAAAAATACTTGGATATCCTTAATCTGTACAGCAAGGATGCGTTTCTCATTTTCGACATATGGTCTTTCGAAAGAACTTTTATCTTTAATATCGGGTATATTTTTTTCTTTTTCATTAAAGTACTTATATAGTTCACCAAGATAATCACTATAGTACTTATGAATCAATTGGTTGTAATTGTTATCAAAAATTTTGCAATCTTTTAGAAGATCATCTAATAAAATGAATAATTTATCGTCATCCATAAGCATTGAATAGATCTCAACATCTGCTTTAAGTTTATTAATAGCAGACTGAATATCTAATCTTGGTCGATTTATGTAATAAGAGTAGGAGATTAACTTATCATTAGTTTCTTTTATCTTCTTAGAACAATACTGCATTTCTAACAATTCTGCATGAATATCACGCAAACCAATTACAATATTTGATAAGTATTGATTTTCCAAATCGTAATTTTTCTCAACCCTCCAATCATTTAAAAGGTATGCAGCAATAACCGCAGCTCCCAGTGTTGCCACTGCTCCAAAATAACTTCCAGTGGTGCTCAAGGCATCACTTATAGCATTAGGCTCTGAATATGCCAGTATATAAAATGTCGCCATTAAAAAAATAAATGCTATTACTATGCTAACCCCGAAACTAAAAGCGATTGGTTTTATATTTTTAAATTTACATTCCAAGACTACCCCCTCAAACTCCACCTAAGCTCCTTCTTAAAAATACTTCCTTTTTGAATCGTGTGCACTATATAAAAGTAGGTCCATGCTCTCATTGTCTTGTTATCTCCACGCCTTCCCAAAATCCTTATCCCAATACCAGCCAGCAGAATACATAGCATCAACGTCTGACACTTCCAAGAAATCATACTCATCAGTCTGGATTCGGTAGGCCAAATATCTTCCATTCTTCTTTATATAGTGAGGATAGTTGTAGCTCATACTCTTACCTTTTAGTTTTATAACTGAAGATTATAGTTTAATAAAAGCTCTCAAGATGGGGCTTAATTCATTGTCATGAATTCCATACATTACATAACAATCAACTTTTGTTCGACCTGTAAAATAAAATATACTTATTGAGCAGATTAGCCGGCTCAGAAGAAATTTTGGGTCGGTTTTTGCGTTTTTGATCCTGTGGATAAGTCGGAGAAAGCACCAAATAAACACCATATCAATTTAAGATACTGATTCTAAAGCGGAGTTAATAAACAATGATTTTAGTGACGGGTGGTTTAGGCTTTTTAGGCTCACATATTGCTTTAAGTCTGATGGCACAAGGACTAGAGGTCATTGTGGTCGATAATCTGGCCAATGCCAGTCTCCAGACCTTAGAACGCCTTGAATTTATTTCCGGCCGCTATGTGCCTTTTGTCAAAATTGATATCCGTAACACTCCAGCATTAAATAAAGTTTTTGAACAGAATTCAGTACAGGCTGTCATTCATACTGCCAGCTTTAAATCATTAGAAGAATCAGTTTTAAAACCACTTGAATATTATAATGATAATGTCAGCTGTATCATGAGCTTGATGCGTGCCATGCAGCGTACTGGAGTACGCAATCTGGTGCATTTGTCTTCATTGGCTGTATATGGCCATTCCGGAACGGATTTAAAAGAAGATCAGGCTTTCAATTACACTTATCCAAATCCTTATATTAAATCACAGCAGATGGTGGAAGAAATCATTCGGGATACTGCCAAGACGGATAATGAATGGCGTATTGCGATGTTACGTCTTTCTAATGTCGCGGGTGCTTTTGAAAATGGCATTTTAGGTGAATGGGTGCCACCTTTACCAAAGAATATTGTGCCTCTGGCCATGCAGGTAGGTGCGAAGCAGCGTGAATATCTGGAATTGCGCCGTCAGGCCAAGACTGAAGACTATACGGTAGAACGCAGCTTTCTACATGTAATGGATGTTTGTGATGCAGTATTCAAGTCACTACATTGGCTCTCGCAGCAGCAACAATGGACTTGCGAAGCCTTTAATATTGCTGGAGAGCTAATCTCAATGCAGACTTTGCTGGATCAGGTTGCAGAAGTCACTCAATCCGCTGTTCCTACAGTAGATGCTTTGCCATATCCACATGCCGAAATGGATCAGCTGGGCGCTAATACAGATAAGGCCCAACAGTTGTTACATTGGCAACCACGCTATACCTTGAGGAAAATGTTAGAGGATGAATGGCTATTCTATCAGAATACGTTAAGAGGGCAGTGATTTAGAATCCTATAAGTTAATTATTGATAATAATTATCATTTGCAAAATTAATCAAACTCATTAAGATGAATAGAGTACAGCATTGAAGCTGCTGTCTAAATGAGTAAAACATGGAATAACAATTGAGGTTGAGCATGCAAACACGTATTGAACATGACACGATGGGAGAAGTCGCTGTACCGAGTGAAGCACTTTGGGGCGCACAAACTCAGCGTAGTCTACAGAACTTCAAGATTGGCAATGAGCATCTGCCACGCGCCATGATTCGTGCCATGGGCTTGGTCAAGAAAGCAGCTGCGATCACCAATGCCGAGTTAAACCAGATTCCTCATGAGTTATCGACCTATATCATCGGTGCTGCGGATGAAGTGATCAGCGGTCAATGGGATAGCCAGTTCCCGCTAGTGGTATGGCAAACCGGTTCGGGCACGCAAAGTAACATGAACTGTAATGAGGTTATTGCCAATATTGCTAACCAGAAGCTGGGCAATCCTTTAGGTGCACAAAAGCCTGTGCATCCAAATGATCATGTCAACCGCGCTCAATCGACCAATGACTCTTTTCCGACTGCGATTCATGTAGCAGCTAGCTTACAGATCAATGAACTGCTAATACCGGCAGTGACACGTTTACGTGATACCTTGCATGCCAAATCTCAGGAATTTACCGAGATTGTAAAAATCGGTCGTACCCATCTTCAGGATGCCACACCTTTAACTTTAGGTCAGGAATTTAGTGGATATGTCTCTCAACTGGATCATGCCTTGATTCGTCTGTATCATGCTTTGCAAGGGTTATATGAACTGCCATTAGGCGGAACCGCCGTCGGTACAGGCCTCAATGCACATCCAGATTATGCTGTTAAAGCTGCGGATACTCTGGCTAAATTAACAGGCTTGCCTTTTGTCACCGCTCCTAACAAGTTCGAAGCTTTGGCCGGCCGTGATGCAGCAGTTTTTGCTTCAGGTGCTTTAAAGACTTTAGCGGTTAGCCTGAATAAAATTGCCAATGATATTCGCTGGTTGGCGAGTGGACCACGTTGTGGTTTTGGTGAATTACGTATTCCTGAAAATGAACCGGGTTCAAGTATTATGCCGGGTAAGGTGAACCCGACTCAAAGTGAAGCCATGACTATGGTAGTTGCCCAAGTCTTAGGGAATGACACGACAATTAATGTGGCCGGTGCATCAGGGAATTTTGAGCTGAATGTCTTTATGCCAGTGATTGCTTATAACCTGTTGCAGTCAATCCAACTGCTTGGCGATGCATGTAACAGCTTTAACGATAACTGTGCAGTCGGAATCGAACCTAATCGTGACAAGATTGAACACTTCCTGCATGATTCATTAATGCTGGTTACTGCATTGAATCCAGTCATTGGTTATGAGAATGCAGCTAAAGTGGCCAAGACTGCCTATAAAGAAGGTAAAACCTTAAAACAGGTCGCAGTAGAACTTGGATTGGTGACTGCAGAACAGTTTGATCAGGTGGTTCGTCCTGAAAATATGGTGGCTCCAAACGTAAAATAAGTCTTTTCTAATATGGTTAAGTAATAAAGCCCTCTAAATGAGGGCTTTATAATATCTAAGGATTATTCATACAAATTTTAATAAAATAACAAGCACATGTTTTTGCTGGAAAATTCTCATTCAATTGAGCTTGTTTTTTAAATGCTATGAACCATCTATCGTTCAGGTTTTGACAGATATGCAATGAAGGATTACTAATAGAAATTCCCTGATAACTAGAAAAATGAGGTAAGGGTGATGACTGACTTTGATGATGATTTTGATCTGGACGAACCCTATCCAGATGAGGATTTATATCCAGATTATACAAAAAAGAAGTGTAGTAGCTGTAGTGGTACCGGCTATAACGCTGTGGAAGCCAAACAGTGTGTCGAATGTAGGGGAACCGGCAAAACTGGTGAGATAGATTAA